ATACTGTATTGCAAAAGTCCGCATCCGTACATCGCGCAAACCAGTCATCGGTGATAAACTTTCCTCGCGTCACGGGCAAAAAGGTACCGTAGGTAATATTATTCCCGAAAGTGATATGCCTTTCACGGTAAACGGCATGCGTCCCGATATTATTATCAACCCCCACGCTATTCCATCTCGTATGACTATCGGACAACTAAAGGAAACACTACTTGGAAAAGTACTCGTACAACTTGGTCTATTTGGTGATGGTACGTCATTTGGGGAGCTCGCTGTCGACGATATTCGAAAAGAGTTGTTAAAGGTCGGTTATGAAGCACAGGGGAACGAGCTCCTTTATAACGGCATGACGGGGGAACAGATTGAGTCGAATATTTTCATAGGACCCGCATTCTACCAGCGTCTCAAACATATGGTAAATGATAAGCAACATAGTCGGTCAATTGGACCGATGGTAAATCTTACACGACAACCCGCTGAAGGCCGCTCGCGAGATGGAGGGTTACGATTTGGCGAAATGGAACGGGATTGTGGAACCGGAAGCACACCAATTACGCTCTCAACTGGTATCAGTTTAAGATTAGATTCACTCGATGAAAATAATGGATGTGTAAATATTATGGGCTGGAGCAAAGAAAAAAATGGAATGGTTCCGTCTAGACAAGTAGCGTTTATGGACAAAGGAACACGTGAATGCGTTGAACTAACATATGAAGATGGTAGAAAAATTACATTCACGGAAGACCATCCCGTTTTGACATCTGATAATACGTGGGTTAAAATTAAAGATATTGAATTGAATTCTGCTAAGATTAAGACAAGTATAACATGTCCTCTTGTTGATATTAATGAAGAAATTAAAGAATGTGCCGGATGGACGCTTCAATATGGGACAAGGATACTTGAAACAAATACTCGTGAAGAATTTATGAAAACGCTTGCGTTTGCGCGTATAATTGGATATTTAATTACAGATGGACATATGAATTCAAAAATTAAAATAGCGGACTTATTTCTTGGTCATATGTTAGATGTAAAACAAGTAATAGATGATTTGGAATTATTTTGTGATATCAAACAAACGAAATTTAATTCAAAAAATTTATATATCGTTAGAATTCCCGCATCGTTAAAGAATGATATTATTCAACTTCCAGGATTAATAAGCGGCAAAAAAGTAAATCAACCTGGAACTCTTCCCGACTTCATATTGGATGAAAATTGCCCTCGCCCTATTGTGCGTGAATTTCTGGCTGGAATGTTCGGTGGCGATGGACATACTTGTGTTCTTGGAATGCATAGAGGAAAACGCGACATCCTTTCATCAGTTTCATTTTCGCAAACAAAAACATACGAACATCGCGCATCGTTACAAAAAATGTTTGAAGATATTCAGAAACTATTAGCTAAATGCGGTATTCATAATACAACAATTCAAAAACCAAAGGAGACATCATTTTCAAAGAAAAAATTCGAAGCAAAAGATAAAGCGGACAATTCAGATCGCAGTTTTCAGTTAACGCTACATATTCCTATTGAACAATTAATCCCATTCTCTGAAAAAGTCGGGTTTCGATATTGCTGTCATAAGTCGCAACGTTTAGAGGCAGGAGTATCCTATCGCCGTCTTCGTGAAGAAGTTACGCGTCAACACAACTGGATGGTAAATCGTGTCAATGAAATAACGAGATTCAAGGAAATTAAAGCACAAAATCCTGAAAAAATTGTACCAACTAAAAAGGCTATTGCTCAAGCCGTCGAAGAATTGAAAAAAACAGAAGGCCTCCTACATGAATATGCTATCCCAAGTACACATGATATTACTGACCACCTCATTAAAGGAACAGAATTCGGAAAATTCACAGCAAAAGGATTCCCTACGGCTGAACAGTTCCTCGAAAAAATTGGTGCTCTAGAATGGTTCAAGAATGAAAGCTCGATGAAATGTCTTCCAAGTGTGGATGATGACGACGTTGCGGATATTTCAGAAGATAGCGCTGATAGCGACATTGACTCAGGAAACTATGGTGTCATGCGTGACTGTGGTTCCATCCCAACAATGAATCTAACTGTTGTGTCAAGAATTCCTGTTGGACCCAAACAAGTATATGATATTAGCGTCGAAGATACTCATTCATTTCTAGCAAATGGAATCGTAGCTCATAATTGTATGGTCTCACATGGTGCGGCAAGATTTACACGCGGACGCTTATATGATGCATCAGATAAATATCAAGTACATGTGTGCCGCGACTGTGGTATGATTGCTGCTTATAATGATAAAATGGGAATTCACTGTTGCCGAACATGCGATAATAGGACAAACTTTGCATATGTAGAAATACCATATGCTTGCAAACTACTATTTCAGGAATTACAAACTATGAATATTGCTCCAAGAATTATGACATAAGGTACGTATGTAAAGCAAATATAATATAGGTTTAGTTATAGATAAAACTATTTAGTAGATAATTTATTATATTTTTTTAAAGTAAAAACAAAGTTAAGATATGTTTTAAAGATAAAGATGTTTAACAACAAAATGTTTAGATAAAAATGAAATATATTTTATAATATTTTTATAATATATATTATATATAATAGATATAATACATAATAAATAATGTCAAACTTAGGAGGTGGTTTTCAAGGTATTGCACCAATAATGAGTGGTGGTGGTTCGGGCAAATATGGTAGTGGTGGAATGATCGGTAGCAGTGAAAGAGCCCAAGATAGGTTTTCATTAGTTCAAGCCTGGAACGGTGCCGCTGCAACTGGTGTAATAAATGGTTATCAGCGTAGAATAGGACCTTTTAGGGTTGTAAATAATGCAGGCGACTTTCTTTCTCGTCAAAACTATACATCCGGTGGTTCAAATCAGGTAAATAATGTACGTGATGGAATATCTGGTTATAAAGTAAGCGCCGGCTCTATTCAGCCAAACAGAGATAACACAGGCATTCCCTCGTCTACATGCAACCCTCGTTATGTTTATGATGGTTCCGATTATATCAAGTTTAAAAAATTACAAGCTGTGAATAGAAACTATAACGACTATACTTTTGGTGGCGATGACTACTCAGCTGCTCAATCTGCTTGGAGAAGAGTTCATAGGTTTTAAGTAAGTATTATAGTTATATACTAACTATATTTATCTTTAGAAACTAGTATATCAATCGTATATATAATAATAATATTATAAATATTATATATATTACAATGACATCTGTTCCTATTAGAACTCTTCAATACTATTTTAATGGCCCACCATCCCCAACCGTTCTTATAAAACAACGCGGCAATAATGGTATCCAAACTTGTGTTGCACCAGCACCCAATCAACAATACCCAACCGACCAAACAGGTAATGTAGCGAATGCGCGTGCTTCATTCGTTAATGCTCAAAATATGATAAATTCTACTAGTAAGCTAGCGTCACCAAATAATTATACTACAAGCATGTTTCATAGTCACTACCAACGCCGCGTTTTAGCAGGGAAACCAATCCCTGTTCCCATATGTGGTGACCAGTACATCAACATGTTAAAATATAATGCAATTGGTAAGTCAGCATATAAGGTGGGTCTTCCCGTAGATGCTGCATATCAAACTAAAAATAATGACAACACGATTCGAAACATTCGTAGACAAAGGTGCCGCAGTGGAGGGTGCGTAGCGCCAAAAAAGAAAGGGGCAATTGAAAATCCTTTTCAGTCGGGCGGTTCGTCTATTTTAACATCTTTAGGAAATAGACAAATTTATTCGTAGTGTGTATGTTATAACTATTTAGAAATATATTAGAAACTCTTTAGAAATATTAAACAAAAAATTACGAGTTTTATTACGAATATTTATATTTGAAATTATATTTTTTTATTTTAAAAATATATAATAAGTATCGAAACGACAAGATGTTTAACAAGTATTTAGTAGAATTTTTCGGAACTATGTTCTTTTTATATATAATTATAGCAACAGGTAATGCATTCGCTATTGGCGCTGCCCTTGCGTTAGTTATTTATTTAGGCGGAAAAATATCAGGAGGCGATTTTAACCCCGCGGTTACTGTAATGATGGTTATTGCTGGAAAACAACCAAAAGAAGAATTAATCGGATATATTTTAGCACAAATTTTAGGAGGTTTGGCTGCTTTAGAATTATATAAAAGATTTAATTTATAATTTGTAATTTGTAATTTGTAATTTGTAATTTGTAATTTGTAATTTATAAAGTAAAACTTTAGTAATAATAAGTTGTTGTTATTTATTATTACTTATTAATTAATTAACTACTTTAATTACTAATTTTAAAATAATTTATTTCTTTGTATAATATATAAAATGACAGAAATGGCACAGCAGCAAATGCAACAGCAACAGCAAGGAGAAGGACAACAACAGATGGGTGGACGTCGTAGACGTAGAACCGGCAGAAAGGGTAGAAGGGCTACTCGTCGTGGTCGTCGCGCATCCATGGGTCAGGGCCAAGGCCAGGGTCAACAGCAGCAGGGTGGTCGCCGCAGACGCGCTCGCAGCTCTCGTCGCAAAACCCACCGCAGACGCAGATAAATAATTCATAACTTTAGTGTTGCATTTAATGTAATATTAAATTTATTTTAAAAGAAAATTATATATTAATATCTTCGTTTAATATATAATTATTTACTACTATCATGTCAAGACGTAAAACTAGAGTTACTCGTATGAGCAGACGTAAAGCAAGATCTGGAACTAGAAAACAATCAGGAGGTTTTTTACAATATCTTAATCCGGCTAATTGGTTCGCAAAAAAAACTGAAACCAATACTCCTGCTCTCGAGGCTGATCCTCCTACTGCTCCTCAAGGTGGTGGTGCTAGAAAAACACGCCATCGTCGTCGGCACCACCGTAAGTAAACAAAAGTACAACCAATACCATGACATTTTAAATTTATTTATTACTAATAATAAATTTAAATATTAATGAAACACAATAAGAGACACCATCTCAGTCACGTTTCTTATACATATTCGCCATTAACTTAAGAGCAATATAAAAAGACAATGCACCCAAAGAATAAAATAATACTCTAAGGAATACATCATCAGGCATCATTAACTTCATACTTTTATTGTCCACACCGTTATCATTATCATCGTCAAGATTATAATAATTTCTATATAATTCTGCATTTTTTTCATCCTCTTCGGACACGGTAAAACCTTGACGAGTACATCTCGCTTTGGTTACCGGGTTCAGGGGGTATATGTCATTTGGACCTTTAACAAAATTACAAGGAGATATGGCTTGAATATCACTTATCGTAACAAATTGTGTATCACTACTTTCATTATTATTTATATCTATAGTTCTAAGCTTAACAGGTAAACATTTGGGTATCCCTACTTCGGTGAATGCAGAAAAAAAGTCAATTTTACCTATCGCCATTACATCTTCAATCGCACCAGGAACAAGACCTTTAAAATCTGAAAAATCCTCACCAGAATCTTTCAAAAAACCAATCGTTCCCGAAGGAACATTGTCAATATACAAACTTCTTTTTACCTTTTCGTTTGGAGTCGAATATTGGTTGATACAGTCTTCTTTAGTTGGTAAAAAATATTTATTACCTAACGG